AAGCCTTTCTTTCTCCGGGCCTTCAGGCATATTCTTTAAACTCTCCAAACTTGACTTAGGGTAATCAGGATTGTCCCAAGCAAAAGCCTGTACAAACTTCCTTCTGTCAAGTAACTCGTTTCTTTGATGTGCCTTGTAGAACTCAGAATAAGCCCAATTCTTTGTCGGGTTTGTAGTGTAGAGAATCTTAGGGATTAAGTTGTATTCAGTCAGCTTGTAACGAATCCTTACCTTTAAAATATCCTTTGCCTTACTGACCACCTGTGAACACTCATCAATGTAGGCATCTGATATTTCAAGTGAACCCAATTCGTCAAAGTCTGGATCGCTCGGATAACTAAACAAATCTCTTAGGAATATCAAAGAACCATTACGAAACGTCAAACAATTTGGAAACTCTTTATCTTGTGAACTAGTTAAATCAAAATGAACCCCTCTTTTTACTCCCTGCATCTTAGCAACCTCGAAGAATGTCATCAACGTTGTTTCCTTTAAAGTCTTCATTACCGCCCTTCCAATGAATCCCCTTGTACCTGGAAACTTCAATCTCCTCTTTAGCTGCCAGTAACAACCCAATGTTGTTTTGCCCGGCCCTGCTGCTCCACCAAAAAGAACTTCTTCTGTCTTGTCATCTTCCAGAAAGTCTAAAGCCTCGGTTTGCCGGAAGTTTAATATCATTTTGTTTCGTACTTCTTTTGCTCAAACCAATCAATTGTTAAATCACCCATAACATTCAAATCCGTTGTTTGTCTTGGCATCCCGTAACGATAAGACATGAATATTTTTAAGATAGCCGAATCATTATTAGCCAAGCCCTGATTTATCATCTTCATTGCCAATTCATCCATTGGCCTTAGCTTATCAATTAACTCTTGTTCATCAGCCCTCGGCTTTCTTCCAGCCCCTTCTCGTTTACCACCTCTGCCATTACCGTTTGGCTTTTCATCTTCCATCTGATATAAATTTGAATATTCAATCCTTAAACATTGATAACCATTATAAAATAGCAATGCCCCAGCTATGTGCTGAGGCGTTATAAAACCTTTACGGATACCCGATTTGGTTAAATTTCATAATTGCCAATAAGTCTAACTGACTTACGGATTATAAAGTTATATGTCTAAACCTATATTATGTTAAATAGTTTTCCACATTATGTTAAATAGAAAAAGCCCGAAATGTAGAAACAAATCGGGACTAAACAAAACACTAGTTTATGAAATAAAGTCCTCACATGGAAATGCAAGGACTTACCATTAAACCTAATTAAACCTTATCCTATGAATCAACTAAGTTGTAGGAGCATCTGCAACAATATCATCTACTCCTTGTACTTCTGCTTTCAAAGCATCAAAAGCCTCTTGTACTTCAGGAGTGACATCGTCTGCCGCATCAAGAGCAGCGCCGAGATCCTCAATCTTTTTAATAATTTCAGCTTTTGCTTTTGCTGTTTGGTCTTTTAATGATGTTAATTGTTGCGCCAGTTCTGATTGTTCCATTTTAATTTGTTTTAGAATATGAATAATTTTATGTTCGTTCTCATAGTGATTGTGTATGTGAACATGAATTTGCATGACTAAAGATAATAAATTTTAAAAGTCCCGTCAACAAAAATATCTACACGGGCGATAAATTTACCATCAACCCTTTCGTTGTTCTGCCAAGCCTTTAAATAAAAACTAATATTCATACTTACTCTTTTGCGGGTAAAGTTCATTCAGTAAATTCATCATCTGCATTCTCATTCCGTTTGGGCCGGTTGAAAAGAAAGTCCTGTCCTTTATTCTGTCCTCAATAGCCATCTTTGACATTGGATGGTTTATTTTACAGTCGGTAATTTCTTCCCCTTCTGAATCAACGAACGCTGCGCTTTTGATAATGTATTCATAGCTACCCCATTCCAATCGAAAAACCCGGTGTATCTGGTAGTTGGTAAATATGCACGGAAAATGCGTATCAAAATATCTAACATCTCCAAAGTGGTCGATAGTGTTTCTAATTGCCGTGTAATATTTTCCCGTTGCGTTATTGAGGGCTTCTTTGAGCGTCCCGTGATACCAGTTTTTGATTTCATTTATGTGAAGTGGTTTTAAAAGGAAATGATCGTCATTGAACATCACGAACTTTTCGTCTTTTACCTGGAATAGTTTTGAAATGATGTTTAATTGTTTCCGGCTTGAAACGTCCTTATGAAATAAGATGTTGCCTTTGTACCACTCTGGAACTTCATCGGTGATTAAAATTACATCTTCGTACCCTGTAAGGTATTTTTCAATAGACCTTAGGCAGAATTTTAATTCTTCTCCGGGTGTGTGTTTATAGGGAATGTAGATTGTCATTTATTTAACCGCTTTTCAACTTGCTTCAGCCAATGTAAATAATTTGATGACTTAGAAAATAAGATTAACCGCCATATTGGGATGGTGTACGAATATGCATTTTTAAACTTCTCTCTAATAATCATTAATTCATAATCTTCTATCTTACCCTCAAAAATAGTTTCAACTTCGGTATATATTCTTACCATAATTATAGATTTTCATAAATCATGTTTGCTACTGCTGAGTAGGTGTAAAGATTACCGTACCAATCATAGTGAGAAGGGTAGTCTGTTGCAAAAACATCATTACTTTCTTTTATTACATCGTCTAAGCTACAGGTTATACATCCTTCATCAAATAAAAACTCATCGCTAATATAGATCGGGATCGCTCGATACTGCAAAGCCTCCTGAATCCTGAAACTTGTTTTTCCATACCCCCTCGGACACAAAGCAAATTTACTCATGCTCATTATCTTGCAGTAACTCTCTAAACTCGTTCTTTCTGTGCTTATAAAATATCCGTCTTTGTCTTTTAATTCCTTAACTAATCTTTCTCTTATCGGATGAGTGATAGCCCCAATGAACGAAGCAAATATCGGCCTTCCACATTCTTTGAACTCGTACTTGTGAGGCTGACAAACTAAAGGTAATTGAACATCCCCTTTACAACCCATGCCGAATATCTTTACATCTGCTCCGTGCATATTAAATAAAACCCCGTCATCATGCTGGCAAAGGATTGCGTATTTTTTTTTCTTATCTAAGTTTTGGAAGTACTCATCAACCTTTCTTCCTGTTCTTCTATTCCTTATTAGTTTGTTTAATTCAGTCGTTAGGATAGGAAGAAATATCCGGTCTGATTTGTTTCGTGATGGATCGTAGTTGTCTAAAAACCACTCTTCAAATGGAATTTCGTTATCAGGGGGGTAATGTCTTGATTCCCTCGGACGAAGAAAGTCTGTTTCACTAGGATGCTTCGTTGTATCTCCAAATATAACCATAAGCTGTTTTTATTTTATTCTTTGCGCATTTACAAATATTTGGCCTACTAAAACCCAACGCTCGTTGAACATCGTTAATACAATCCCATTCCCTAACCAGATTGCCTGATTTATCTAATTGTAATATCTTAACAGAAGTCGGATTGTCTTTTCCGAACTGTCTTAAACAGAAATATGATGGGGGCTTTTTTCTACCTAGATTAAAAGCGTGTTTAATATTTTCTGATTGCGTACACCACTCCAAGTTATCTATTTTATTATTTGATGGGTTGGCATCAATATGATTGATGAATGGTTTGTTTTCAGTATTATCAATAAACGCAATAGCAACTAATCTATGAACGGGAAAGAACTTACCAAAGCCGTACTTATACAAACAAACATTGCAATACCCGGTTTTTCTTGGTTTGACAGAAATCAACTTACCCTTTCTGTGGATAGTTTTATTATTTCTAATAGGTGAAGCTACTTCCCTTCTCACCGATCTAATATTACCAAAGTTGCTGACTTGATAAAATCCTTCGTAGTCTTTAACATCTCTCCATGTTTCCATATAATATTATTTTAATAAAGTCGACCTAATAAACAATGCATCCCCGAAACCCTTTCTTTTCCACTTAGTTTCAACTCTTCTAAAATCTGTTAGGTAATTATCCAAGTCCTCAACCATTGCACAATTCTCGTAAAGCTCCTCTCTGTTTACTTCTGTGTAGATGTAATCAATGTGTTTTAATGTTTCTGTTGCACCTTTTAAAACCTGAAGTTCGTAGCCTTGCACATCCATCATTAAAAAATTACAATCATTTATTTTAAATGAATCCAATGTTTTAATATAAACTTGTTCCCTTAAATTAAAATTAATTTCTGGAAAATAAGTAAGATGTTTTTTAGGTCTTAATAATGAATTGCTTTGACCACCATTAAATAATGTTGCCCTCATCGTTGCTATTTCTGATCTATCAGATAATCCGTAATTATACGCTGTGTAATCATAGCCGTCTGTAATATAGTTTTCTTTAAGAATGCCGAATCTTGCCTCTAACATTTTATATGATGAACATGGTTCAAAAAAATGTCCTTTGTTTATTTTAAGCCTTATAAACTCTCCCATCTCCTACCCATAATGCGCTCCTGCCTGAATAACTCCCGTTATCTTCATTCCGTATTTAGCTATTAACTTTTCTAATTTAAGGAGCATAAATGGTTATGTTTTTATAAGACCTACCCTGTTTTATTTGTGCGATAGAACTAACGGATATATTATATTTCTTAGCCAGCAGGGTAGTTGCCCATTTTAGAAAGGTGTTGAATCATTATTCTTTCTTTCCTACCCCATATTGATTTTACCCTACCAATATCGCTGATAAAATATTTGCCATTAAACCCGTCTATTTCAATCCATTTTTCAGTTTGCATTGTATAAAACTTATTTTATCAATATACAAATTATTCTCATAGGGGAAAAGACCATTTTTCATCATTGATAACATCGTGCTTTCGTAACTCATACCTGTTCGCCAAAATGGATTTTCGCAACACTGGAGGTCTTCAACACAATAAAGTTTACAGCAATCAACCAATCCGAAAAACGTCATCCATTGATGCCTACTTTGGTGAGACCCATCTTCCACGATTACGTCGAATGGCCCAAACAGCCTAACGTTATCTAAAACCTTATCGTCTGCCTGACTACCACGAAAACAAGTCAACCAGCTTTCGTTAAGTGGTTCATGTTCTGAAAATAAGTCCAGCCCAAAAACATGAGCCTCCGGATAAATTTCATGCCATGCACGAAGGCTCTCAGATTTGTGTACGCCCACTTCCAATATTTTATTTACTGATTCAGGCAAGTGTTGTGCGTAGTACGGCCCATAATTATGCCCCTTGCTGTTTTTGTCGGTGTCGTATTTTTCAAACACCTCTATAATTCTTTCAACCATAAATTTAACTCTAACATTATTGGTTTACAATATTCGTCAACTGCTTTTTTTACTCCTTTAAAAGTATCGTAGTCGTGACCTATTAAAGCCCCTCCTGGTCGGATTAATTTAGAATAGTGTTCTATTTCCCATTTGACCATTTCGTAAGTGTGTAGGCCGTCAAGGAAAACGAAATCAACGGGTTTTGCAAAACTTGATTTAGGATAGTCTTTGTTCCTTTGCATTAATTCAAAAGCCGATTTGCTATCCATTATTAATGGTAAATATTTATCCTCGTGTGCCATCAGTCTTTTATAAGTTTGCTTGCTTAGTCTATCATAATCCCATTGGTCAAACAGTCCCGGCATATCAGGATAATATTTATACGGATCAACGCAAATCAATTTTTCAATAGTCGGGCAGCTAGTAAGTAAATGATTCGCACAGCCCCCGTAAGCTGTTCCGATTTCTATTCCGGTTTTATACCCTTTACTATTGATGTAGTTTGATAGCTGCCAGTAGTAACAATGAAGGCCTACGGCTGTATCTTCTCCACTCATGCGTATTAAGTCTTCGTCCGTTCTGCTCATTTACATAATAGTTTTAAAGCCTCTAAAAATTGTTCTGCCTCTTGTTTGGTATCAAAAACATTTCCAATAGTTATAAAAACTGACCCATCGCCAAACATCGCATCTTCAACATCAAAAGTCAGTTCTTCAATACCTACTATTTCTTTTGCTTCTTCTATTGTCATGTTAAAATAAAATTTGTTGCCATTGTGAAGGAATTAATTCGCCTGTATAGATTGCCGCATTATCTTTCCCGTACCACTTTGAATGATGCGGCGCAATTACATTATCACTTCCTGAAAGATACGCCGCAGTCCATGAATAAGTACTATTTGCTATTATGAAATATTTGTATTGAGTCATTAACATCCAATCATTCATGGGGTCATTACCAACTATAAAATTATGAGCATAAGGAAAATCTTCGTTTGCAATATCGTCATCAGAAAAAATATGAAACGGGATATTAATCGATTTTGATAACTCATAAGCTGCTTCATAATAGTTTCTAGGTAACATAGGCCACTTAGTCGGATACTTCGCATAGTCCCCCCTTCTTACATGAACACAAACAGCATCAATTTTTTCTTTGGGTAAATTAAACGCCTCAATTAATTCTTTTCTGTACTCGTCAAAGTAATTAATATTCTGATACCAACCGTGCAAACGGGTATTCTTTCCGGTAAAAGGTAGCGGTTCAAAAGTCCATCCGTCTTGCCTGTGTTCGACTTCAATCTTTGCTTCGTCTTCAGGAGTCAGTAAAGGAAAGAAATCAAAGGGCGTTTGCTTTGTGTACTTGGATCTATTGTAGGAAGGAATTTTATACTCTACCCCATTGCGCCAAGCATGAGAAATAGCCGTCATTATCTGCATACAATTATTGCCCAGCCTTCCGCTTAACGCAACTGTTATAAATGGTTTTAAATGTGGCTCCATACTCTTCTGTGTAAAATATCTTTTATGTGGGTTAGACTTAAATTAAATTCTTTAGCAAGTTTCCAGCAGCCGTATTTACCCGGAATATATTTGCTCCTTATTTTTAATACTATTTCATTTGTAAGTTTTGCTTTGGGGTGATTTTCTCCTTTGTTGTCTTGTAGCCCTATAACAAATGAATGCTTTGAGTTTTCAGAATGCGTACACCATTCAAGATTCTCAAGCCTATTGTCAATCTTATTACCATTTTTATGATTTATGCACCTGTAGTTGTTTGGATTTGGTAGAAACGCTAAAGCAATTAGCCTATGAAGTGTTTTTGTTGTGCCGCCTATGCTTACCGAGGCATAGCCACACCCATCTGTATGACCCAGTATAAAAATTCTGTCTTTCCTTATTGCGTCTGTTCCGTATCTGGTCTTATATTTTTTGCCAATAGATTTTATTCTCCCAAAATTGCTTACTAGATAACAAGATTCGTATCCGGGGATATTTTTCCAAATTTCTGTATTCATAAAAACATTACGCCCCAATGCAGAAGACTTATCGCCGCTACCATGAGGAAGGAACGCAACTACACCGGGGCTTAAAGTTTGAAGTAATTTTAGCATGATAAGACGATAAGTAATGCTAATATAGTAAACTTATTTTAATAAACGAATTTTTTCTTGCAGCTCGTTTGCTTTTTTCATGTTATAGGCATGACAGCCATTTAACCAACCGCTTCCCGAATGTTTACGATGATGGTATTTCATTCCAGGTACTACATAAAAAGCGTTTCCCGCTTCTAACCACAAAGTATTGAAATAAATAGTGTCGCTTTCTTTAATTGATTCGTCGTATTTGTAAACTCTTAAATACTCATCTTTGTTTACAACATAATTACAGGTATTCAAAAAAACCCTATACAAACCATCATCAAGAAAGTTTTTAGCGTTAGTCTTGTCAATAAAAAAACCGTTATACTTCTTAAAATTAAAATCAGGCTCTGCGAAAGATGGATGATAAATAAACTTTTTACCAAGACAAAGGTTATCAACTATTGAATCCAAATACTCAGGGTATAAAATATTGTCTGAATCAAATAAAATAACCCATTCGTTTTTAGCCTTACTTACCGCCGTCATTTTATTTAGTGACATTCCTAAGTTCTCTTCGTTCCTGAATAGTTTAATCTTCCAGCTATCTAAGTCTTTATGCTTTGCTTTGTAATCTCCAAAATAAATTAACTGATATAATTCGTTGTACTTATCCATGTCGCTGCAATCGTCAACAATTACGATCTCATCAATTAAAGGGTGATCGTGTACCTTCTCAAAGACTTCCATAACCATGTCTGTCCTGTTAAAAGTCGTAATACAAAGTGATAGTTTCATAAAATCTCAATCAAATAAAGTGATAAATAAAGTAGCTTGTCTTTTTGCGCCTCGTTCCAAAGTTCAACTTTTCGTTCCCTGTTTAGCTCCGGTAAGTCCCCGCTTTTCTTCAAATAGGCGTACAACTCACTCAAATACCATTTCGGAGTATTCCATCTGAAAAGATATTGCCTGTCCTCTTGTGCTTGTCTGATCATTGGTGTGCAAATTTCAATTAGCTTGTCAGTTGAAAGAATTCCTTCCTTTTCTGTAAAGAGTCTTATTACTGCATCTGACTGAGTGTTTAAATTAGGTTTCATAAAAGTTTAGCTTGTATTCTTTCCGGTTGAGTTTGAAATAAAGGTTCGTTTATAGCTTCTTTAAACCGCTTCTCCTGAGCCTCAAAATAATCTTTGTCTATTTCACAGCCCCAAAAATCAAAGCCAAGTTTATAGGCTGCTATTCGGCTGCTGCCGCTTCCTAAATGGGTGTCTAAAATTTTGTTCCCTTTCGTGGCATAGTTTTCCAATAACCAATAATATAAAGCTGGCGGTTTTTGGGTAGGATGAATCTTTTCTGATGCGGAAGTTTTGCCCTCCAAATTACCGTAATAAGCAA